TCATCAATGCCACGTGCGGCAAGTTGTGCCTCTGTACGGAATCCTGGGTTCTTTTTCATCCAGTCCATAATCTTTGCAACAGCAGCGGCTCTGCCTTCTGCTGTATTACTAAGGTTTGCTACAGCAATAGCACCTAATTCATCATTAGCGTAGTAGTTAATACGCATAAGCCAAGTAAGTAGAGATGCTTCATCTTGATTACCCAATGCACGACCACGATATTGACGGTCTGCTTTAGCAACTCCATATTTTGCAGCCTTTGGTTCTCTGATGACAAGTGCTTCACTGCGAACACCGTGTGAACGTGTAAATACAGTTGCTCTTGTAACAAAGTCTCCACCAGTTGCAAAGTTACTTGCACCTTCAGAGACAATAGCCATAGAGTTTTCTAGGTTTCCGTAGATAAGGTGTTCTGCAATAATCCCTGCTTCTTCTTCGAACATAGGCTTCATACCTAGTGACTCACGATAGCGGTTGATTCTTCCAGATGTGAGAGCAGTAGCCATAATCCTACGTGTTTGTTCTGTAGCAGATACGGTTGTTACGCTTTTTAGTTCATCAATCCTTGCCTCAAGGGATGCCTTGTCAACAGGATTTGTAGAAATTTTAATCTGTTCACGTATAGTCTTAATCTCTTCACGCGCATTAACGATAGTTTCATCAATACTTGAGATTTGTTTTTCAAACTTAGCTGCTTCTTTTCTATTAAGCATACGAAGCATTCCACCTAGTGGATTATCTGACCAAGTTTTAGATGCTCGCGCACCTTCGATTGCTGTGTTTATCCGAGTTGAAAGATAGCGACCTTTAGCAAGACCCCAAGGACTATTACCAATGGCAAGGTGAACCATAAGATCTTCAGATGCGTTGCGGATTGCATAACGTGGTCCAGCAAGAGTTAAGAAAGACCAGTATCCGGTCATCTTATCTACCCACTCTTTATTAGACAGTCCCCAAATTCTACCAATAAGACCAGAGCGTGCTGCTGCACGATCTATGTCTACTAGGCTAGGCATTGTCATAAAATTGCTGTAGTCAGATGGGATAGAACCTATGTCCTGAAAGTCATCTCCAAAGTTTGATACAGAAAATTTAGCATTATTTCTGGCAGTAATTTTTTGACCAGCTTCGGTAAGGTTTAAGCCACGTGCCTCTGCGATAGTATCCCAGATTCCTTTAACCATTTCCTTGCGCTTGCCAACATCATCAATGCTTTGAAATGTTTCTGCAAGCATCTTTGAATCTTGCTTAGGCAGGACAAGACGTGCCAAACGATAAACCTGAGTTGATGCATCTTTTGCCATAACATCAAATACATCATCCTTGAACATAGGAGCAATGTTAAACTTTGCCTTGAATCTATCTAAGCGTTGTCCAATTGCTGCAGATGGTTCACGAAGAAATGCTTTCTTGTTAGAAAGTTCTTTAATCTTTGCACCGATTGCTTGACCTTCTTCAGATATATTTCTGCGAATGCCATCTGTATCTGATAAGGGACCGAATAGGTCATCCATAATTCTAGGAGCAAATTTATCAAGGCTAATAACTTTATTAGCACCAGTAACAATTCCTATGCGTATTTTACGCTGTGTATCTAAGCGTGGAAGTATCACACGCTTGCGACCTACTGCTCCTTTAAGCATACCAATTGCTTCTTCTGTATTCATCAGAAAAGCCTTTGCAGAATTTGCATCTACAACATCTGACTTCTGTAGAACCTTGATTACTTCTGGGCCAAACTCAGGAGCCAGTAACTTTAATTCATCTCTAAGTGTAACTAATTCATTAGAACTGCCACCAGCTTTTTGTGTTCTAGTATACTTTTCTAGTACAGAACCATATTTGTCCCAAAAAGCAGCAGTCTGTGGCTTGCCAAAGTAACTAATTACTTTTTCACCTTTAGTCATCACATCTAGTGAATACTTACTAATTGTGTATAGCGCTTTTATCTTAGAAGTTACAATAAGTGGATCTACAAGTAAAAGAAAAGCGGCATCAAAAGTTCCTGAAGTGATATTGTAAACAAGACCATTTTTTTCTAAAGACTCAGGAAGAATTGTATTTGCCAATTGACGACCAAATGAAATCTTGGCCCTATCAACTTCTGCAAGAGTATCATCAAAAAGTTTGCGTGATTGCTCAACATTAGTAACACCAGGAATAACAGTATTTAATGGGTCAAGCAACATAATGTACTTCTGTTGTTCAGGAGTGGCAGTTGCAAACAACTTACCTACATCTTCACCTGACTTAATACGAACAGCTACATCAACAGCATCTTTACCGTACTTAGCTCTAGCCTTTTCGATACGATTTTGATTGTAAACTTTTTCGCCATTGTCGTTGGCTTCATCCCAAGCAAATCCAATTTCGCCACGAGTTTGTGGAATAGCAAGCGCACGATAAACACGAGTCGTAAAATCTGAAACCTCAGTAAGTGCGTTAATTACAGCACCACCTGTATAGTTCCAAGCAGTACCGAGCCATCCACGAGATGGCTTTGTTAGTGGGTCTTCAGTTCCATACTTCTTAACCAAGTCATTCTTTTGGCTATCAGGTAGCGCTGCGTATTTTGCCTCGGCTGCTGTTTTAGGAAGGTTAGATAATTCTTTGTGAACGAATAAAGATTTAACAAGATCATCAACTTGTTTCTTTTGTTCACCTTGAAGATTCGCGGCTAGCGCGGCTGCTTTTAAGTTATCAGCCACTAGTTACCTCGTGATAATGCGTCCTGATATAGAACTGCGATCTCACCAGTAGTGTCATATGGAAGCATTGCTGCTAAAGAATCTGATAACTTTACAACTGACTTGTTCATCATTAACGCTTCAGAACCAGGACCAGGACCACGATCTAACCCAGCGGTAATTGGTCGTGTTTCATCTGACATTGCAAATAATCCTGTTGGTGGTGCAGCCTTCATTGCTGCTTCACGTACGTCGCCTGCGCGAGCAGGGCGTGTATCTGGAGTTGTGGAAAGCGGAGCACCTGACTTAATAGCCTGCGTCTCTACGCCTTCACCATAACCTGTTGAACCCATTTGTAGATTATCGGTACGAGTGGAGAATTTACCTGGGCCTGCTGGTCCAGCCAGTGGATTCATCATACTCACTGTTTGTCCTCCTCTAGTTTTTCTAAATCTGCTGTCATATCTTCCCAAGCCCTATTGGTTTGGGTAAGACGATTTGATTGGTAAATAGATAATTCCATTAGCTCACCTGTTAATGTTTCAATAGATGATGCTATGTTGTGTAGAAAACCTACACCGATAACTACAAAATCAAGAAAGCGCACTGGGCGAGAAATGTATTTATCATCTTTCATCGCCCAGTACACCCTCCATTAAAAGTTATTATCCCTTTTTGACTTTGTTTCCCTTGCGGCCTGCTGGCATCATTGATGGTACTACCTTGCCTGGTCCTGCTGGCTTGGAGGTATCCTTCTTGCCTTCGACGGCCTTTGACATTGGTGCTGCTGCACGTGATCCTTTATTCATATTACACCTCCTCTGATTATGCTGCGCCGGTGATACCAGCTAGTAGTTGGGCTATATCGGGACGTTGACCAGCAGCAGGGGCCTGACCAGCTTGTTCTTGTGGAGGTTGCTGCGAGGCAGGAGCGGGGGCCACACCTGCTGCTGGAAGTTGTTGTTCCATACCTGGTGCCATAGGTGGCATCTCTGGGGCTGGAGGTGGTTCTGGTGGTGTAAATGCTTTTTCGATAACCGCTTCTAGCGATTGGCCCTTTTGCCGACCTTGGATAACACTTGCGATGCGTGTGATAATCTCACTAGGGTCTTGGCCTTGCGCTGCGAGGGCTGGAATTGCCTGAGCATACTGTGCAACAGCAACACGCAAAGAATCGCGCATCTCTTCAATATCAACACGTTGTTCCTCCTGAGTTACGTTCAAGTCCATTGGGATCTCACGACGTACATAGTCACGAGATACGAGTTTGTCTGAACGCATTTGTAGTAGGGCAATGATGGCACGGTTTGGGTCCATACCAGACATAATTCCGTAGCGTACATCTACGCCGTACTCACCCTTGATATCACGAGATGGTGTGTACTTGAGAACGTAAGGTGTTCCATCATCTGTTCCCTTGATGGTCTTTGGAATACCACCAAATACTTTCTCATCTGCTTCAAAGCATACTGAGATAAGTTCTTGGAACATACGAGCAAACTGTGCTTGTGCTGACTTGATCTGTGTATCAAA